GCTACGTGCACAACTGTCATAGGATTATTTTGTCCGGGCCTGTCTATTCTTGCGTTAGCTTGTAAGTATGTTTCTAGGGATGTGACAGGTGCGTACCATATGATTGTGTCTGCGGCAGTTAGGGTTACCCCGTGCGACGCCGCCTGTGGTTGAATAATTAAAACATTCGGGTGTTTAGTTTCTTGAAACGATTTAAATATTTGTGCCCTCTTGTTTACGGGGACTGAGCCATCTATTATTTCGCTAGTTATTTTGTGTTTGTCTAGGTATTCGCTAAGTAGTTGTATAGTGTGTCTAAACGGCACAAATATCAGAACTTTGTTACTAGCTTCCTCTATAACTTCACGCACAACGTTTAGTCGATTAGATACATCAAACTCTATTGTCTCTTTGTTGTCGGTGTAGACTGCACCACCCGATATTTGTAGTAGTTTATTTAAATTAACAGCCGCATTTACAGCACTTATTTCTTCTCCGGCGGCAGTCATGTACATATCTTGCTTTAACATTTTGTAGTATTTATCTTGCTGTGGGGTCATAGGTGCTTCTCTACTAACGTGTGTGACGGGAGGTAGATCCAGGCACTCTGCTTTTGTAAATCTTACTGCAGGTTGTAACATATTAAACACCGTGGATTCTGCATCATCTCTTGGCATCCATCTAAACCTACCTACGTTATACATAACCATGTCTCTAAACCTACCAAAAAATCTAGGGCACCTGTCAGGCACACATAGTTTACCTAGGCCAAAGGCATCAACTGGAGATTGCGCCGCAGGAGTTCCTGTCATTAACCACAACCATGTGTCTTCCCCTATTAGTCTCTGCATAGACTTCCACCGTTTTGTAGTCACAGATTTGTAGGCGTTTGCCTCGTCAATAATAATTAAGTCAAACCCTGCTTTCTTGATGTCTTCTTCTACAATCTCTATACCATCGTAATTAATAATTACATATTCGGCGTCTGAGTTAATTATATCTTTACGCTTTTCCCGTGTACCGTATGCTATGTTAACTGTTCTGTGTAGCGCAAACTTAAATAAATCTGCTTGCCACGCAGAGTGCATAATAGACAACGGACATACAACTAACACCCTTTTAATTTTACCAAGCTTCATTAAATAATCTGACGCCCATATAGAAGAAGCTGTTTTACCTGTGCCCTGTTCGTTAAAACAAAAACCACGTTTCGTTATAGATAAGAAAGACGCTGTTATTTTCTGGTGTTGCATGGGTTTAAAAGCGCCCGCCCATTCGTAGTCTCTTTCCATGGGAGAAGGTACGTTTTTAAATTTAAGTTCTTTTAAAGCTTTTGCTTCCTCAAACCCCCAGTTAACCAATACTTTAGTGAACTCGCTGTCTTTCCTAATAACTTTACTTTTTGCAATGGCGTTAACTATGCGGTCAGGGTATTTGGTGTTTACCAATAAAGCTTTGTTATCTACTACTTGCATTATGCTTTTTTCACTGATCTATCAGAGTTACGTTTAAAAGATCTGTTCGTACTAGCTTTAACAACTCTAAGGTTTTTCTTATTATTAGTGCCTCCTTTAGAAAGAGCTTTCTTGTGGTCAATATCTTTACCCTCTCTTCTGTCGGCTTTACCATTTTTGTTTTTGTCTACGCCTGTTTTGTCCATAGCGTATCTAGCACGTTCACGAGCATTACGTCTTTCTTGCTCATCTTTTCCTCGTTTCTTTTGTTGTACGTATTCTTTTTTATAAGGTCTTGGTTTATTTACGTAAGGCATTTATTATCTCCTTTTTTATAATGTTGTTTAGACCTTGCTTCACTGCCGACTTCTCTGTGTAGCCAAGTGCATATTATGTTAGGGTCAGGAACAAAAATAAATTTATTTGCAAGCAACGTTTCTTGTCGTTTACTCACTTTCCAAAATATCATACTTCGTCTCCCCACACGTCCCAACCCTGTGTTTTTTGTCTAGCAAATAGTTCTATTCTAGGCAAATTACCACATAATTTAACAATATAATCTTTTACTATATCTGGTTTTTTACTGTGTTTTTCAATCGGAGTATCAACCACACTTAAAACACTAGCATCTACTCTTTTTGGTTTACCCTTTACAGAAAGCAAGCAAAGTTCTGGGTTAGATCTCGTCCAGTTTCCCATGCCCATGAACCAACTATCTTTAATTTTATTTTTTTTCACCCAAGTGAACCCACAAGTTTTATACTCAAACCCCCACGCTTTTATAATCTCAAAGACATTTGGTAACTGAGGCATAGTGACCCACATAAAAAGTACGCAATTATTAGCTGTAATATTTTTAACAGGCAAACTACAAATCCACTTATGGTCTTGTACATCATACTTGAAACTAGCGCCTCTTTCACCTGAAGACGCTGTGTCTTTATACTTCCATGGAGGATCAGCATAAATAATTTCGTATTTTTTATTCGGGAGCTTCATATCTCACAACCTCCCGCAGTACAAGCTAACTCCTGCACGCCCTTAACATTGTCATCATCTTCTACTAACTCAGCCCAGTTTATTTTTGTAGGCATCTTAGCTAACATTTCATTGTACTCCTGCTCGGTGCATTCTTCATAGGGAGCTTGTTTGTAAGTCCCACCATCCCAAGGCAAGAAAGATATACCCGATATGTCGTTGAAGTTATTCCATACCCAAGCACCTACATCTAACCACTCATGCTCTTTTACAGAAATAGTTACCGATGGCTTATGTTCACACCAATGTTTCTGATACATCATCCACAATTCCAAGTGGTCAACCGCTGTTAAGTCTTCTCTAACTTTACAACCGTCTGGAGATTTTATCGGAAAGGAAAACACAGCGGTCGAGTCTGGTTTCATTACACAATCTTCCGTTGGTATACCCGCTTCCTTTAAGAAGTGTGTGAGAGGGTCTTTTTTATCTCCACGAACCCTGCGAATATAATGAGGGCTATGTCTAGTATGAATACCACTGGCAGAATTAACAAGCTGACTAACAGTGCCAGAAGGTTTGACACAAGTAATCGCAGTCGATTGAGGGATTCCCAAAAGAACAGATAAGTCAGCGTTTGTTTTAACAGCCGCCTGTTTGAGTTGCTCAAGTTTTTCTTTAGTATCATCGTTAACTTCTGACATCCATTTATTATCTAGTATACCAGTCAACGACACCCCAAGAAGTCTTTCTTCTTCAGTATTCTTTTTCCATACTTTCCGTAAATAGGGGAAGTTTGTAAGTGTGGCTTGCCATGTGCCTAATATAGTAGCTACCTCAACTTTTTCTTTTATAGTTTCAAACGTGTCATCCTCACGCACCACAACTTCTGAAAGATTACAGAACTGGCCGCCTGTTCCTGTAATTGGTTGTCCATTCTTGTCTAACTTACAACCACGCAAAATAATCTCACTGCATGGATTTGTGCCAAAGTCATAATTAATATCTCTTCTACCATTATTAGCAGCTTGTCTCTTAGATGCGTCTCTAGAAAATATACCTCGTTCTCCAGAATGACTGTTATATAAACTTGTCCACTCATGTAAGAACAAACTTACATCAGGTTTCTCTTCATATATAGCTGAATTATTAGCCAACGCTCTTTGACCGTTTTGCTCCCACCATGCGCCTGACTTACACTCTCTCATTCTTGAATCTTCTAAATCAGACAGGGAAATCATAGCTGATCTACGCACACCGCCGACCACAACAATCTGACCTACCATACACATTATGTCGTGACACTCTATAGAAGAAAGTTTTCTCCCACAGGCTTGTTTGAACTTGTTGATGGTAAATTTAAATAATTCTTCTAGTGGGGCAGGACCACTTGCCCTACCTCCAAAGGTTTTTAGTTTTGCCCCTGCTGGTCGCACTTTAGATAAGTTCCATTTAGGTATTTCACCAGAATATAATAAAGCAATAAGTTGCCTCAAACTCTTAGCCCAACCTTCTTTACTGTCGGACACAGATATAGTAGTGTCTGATTCAAACATTTTCTCAGGTATCTCAGGAAGTTTTTGTATGTATTTTTGTTCTACAGAAAAGCCGACTCCTGTACCGCACAATAGGATATACATAGCTTCGTCAAAAGCTTTGGGGTCGTCAATCGGTAAATAAGAACAGTTATATCCTGCTGTGTTATCTCGTGCCAACGCTTTACCTGCTGTCATTATGGCTCGCATACTCGGCATAACTTCTAGGTTACATATTGCTTCATGCACTCTAAACTTAGTAGGCGTATCTACTACATGTCCATACTCGGCTTCTAGGTGGCTTACCATAAAATCCATATATCTACTTACAGACTCATGCCAATCTTCTCTGCGGTTTTCTTCAGGTAAATATCTTGCGTAACGACTCTTGGCGATGAATTGACTATAACTATCCATTAGTTCCCTTTCATTTCTTTTATCAATCGGTTTAAATACCACAATGCTTTTTCTAAATCTTGCAACGTGTTCTCTTTCTCTTCTGCTCTACTTAAATATTTCATTGCGTTTAATCGTAAATAAGTCTGAAACCCATGAGGTGTAGACTTTGCTTTTAGATACTCTATGGTCTCCATACCACCTTTCATATAATGCTCTGGATGGTTGACCATATCTTTACTTTTTCTCACTACACGTACCCCCCATTGTGTTCACAATCTGTTACAGGACAATAATTCCTACAAGTAAAGTTAGGCACCGGATTCCACACATCTGTTTCGTATGCCTTATCTAGTCTTTCTACATCAAACTTAAAATTATCAGCTAGAGAGTCTATTTGGTTTCTTACATAGTTCGTCTTTACCAAGTCTTTAGACACCACGAACAATAGTCCTGCTTTTATGTAGTTAACTTTTGGGAAGTGTTTGAACGTGGCAACAGACAGTATTTGTAGCTGTTTAACATCAGCGTAACGTGAGCTTTTGCCTGTTTTGTAATCTATTACATAAGCTGTGTCGTTGTGGTGAACTATTAAATCGGCTATACCTCTCCACCAATAGTTTTTATCTTTAAACCCACAGGGTTCTAAATCTTTAGTCAAACCCATCTCATGCTCGCAAAGCTTCTCTCCCTCTAGCTTTTTTAAAATGTTTAGGTAAGGTTCTAAATAGCGGAACTTTTCTGGAATTACGGTGTCCTGACGTACATAGTCTTCTGCCACTTTGTGCGCTTCTTTTCCGTACATTAGGGCTGTGTTGTCTTCCTGCTTTATATCTTTTACCACCCTAAGCCTGTGATACTTTCTAGGGCACTGTTTAAATAAAGACAACGATGAATAAGACCATTTAGCCATAAGATTTCCCATATTCTGTTTCACAATCTAGCGGTAGGTCTTGACACCAATCTGGTCTCCACTTCATACATTTTGTAACGTATGCCGCCGCCTCTTCAGCTTCCTCTTCTCGTGCAATACATGCTACAGCGTCATGTACTGTTAAAACAACTTTATATTTTTTAGCCACCTTTAACATTTGCTCGCCTATTACGCATTTAGCTACAGCTTGACATATGTTCTCGACTACTTTCCCACCATAAATGTTTATTCTGTCCTTCCTACTTCTATAAGAAAAGTAGTATTCTCCATTAGGGTTTTGTTCTTTTTTAAGGTCTGGATACTTTAGTTGCAAACCGTTAGGTAAATCGAACCCTATGTTGGGGATAACCCCTAAAGCCTGTTTTTTATGTGTCACCTCTGTGTATAGACCCTTTATTATGGCTTCTAGACCTGCTTGCGCTTTTCTCCAGAAGTTAGGTATGGCAGAATATACCCTTCTGTAAGTATGAATAATTTTCTTACACTCTTCGACATCTAAATCTTTACCGAAAGTCTTTAATTGTATACTAAATTTCTTCGCACCCATACCATAACCGCAACCCAATATTGTCGTTTTGCCTACGAAGCGTTCCTCACTTGTTATGTCTTCTATTGGCCTGTTATATATTTTAGAAGCCATTATCTTATATACATCATCCCCATTTGCAAAGGCCTCTACCAAGTCATTCTGACCCGCCAACCAAGCCAATACCCTAGCTTCTATCTGTGAAGAGTCGGAGTTGACGATAACAAAACCCCCTGGGGCCTGGATAGATTCTTTCAACACAGACTTCCTTGGAATATTTTGCAGATTTACATTATCAGAGCCGCCCCATCTTCCTGTGTGAGCCGCATAGTATTTTAAAGGGACTGGGAGACTACCCCTGTTGCCTATCTCTATAAACCTTTGTGTTCGAGTTTCTTCTAAAGTAGATTTTGTACCAAGCCTAGCCGCAACTAGCGTCTGCACTTTTTCGTCAGGGTGTTCTTGTAGCTTTTTGAACCCTTCGTCGGTCTTAGAGAAAGCGAATGTCTCCTTACCTGTTCGTGGGCTAATTTTCATTGGAGGTTCAACGCCTAGTGACTTCAGCTTCTCAGCAAACTTAGGGTTAGACATCAATGTTTCTTTATCTGCTGTACAAGACTCAAGTAGTTTTTCTTTCTGCAGCACGACATTCTCTAAGTGGTTCTCAAGCATAGCAAGGTTAAACTCAAGCACGGGACTAGCAAACATGTCTATAGTCAAGTCAATTAGCCTAAACTCAACCGCAGGGAACCTCTCGCTCATTATCTCAAAAAGTTTTTTAGTCAGCCGCACATCTTGTTTACAGTACTCAGCATATCTGGCTAACTCATCTTCTCTGAAATCTACTAATCGCTTACCGATTGCGTTTTCGACTTCGGTTCCTTTTTGTCCGATGTTATAGTAGTCGGATAATTTTTTGAGGCTTCCTCCAACCTCCGTACCATGCAAAGCCCTTGCCATGCTAAGAGTGTCAAGCCACCCCCTAGGACGAACACCAAATTTCCAAGAAAGGATAGCGGCATCAAACATAGTGTTGTGAGCGAGACAAAAACTCTCCTTCCAGTTATATGACAAGAGTATTCTTTT